AAAAAAAGGAAGCCTCCTCCGCTTCAAGGCAAAGCGACGGCTTTTTCCGCTTAAAGAAAGGGTTGGAGCCTTATCAGCTAAGCGAAGAAGACGCGGATTTTTTAATTGCGGTTTTTGAAGCCCACAAGCAAAAAAACACATAAGGTCGGTGGCAATATGGGCGGTACCAAGCGGGAACTATATAGATTTATTGATAGGCTGAGAATACAGCTTGGCGTGAAGCCGCTTTCTCAGCCTATCGATACTATAACCTTTTGCCGCAGCCAAAAAAACATAGAATTGGTTTATCATCCTTTTTCCACATCTGGTTTTTGCGCCGCGGCCCTTCTGGGGGAAAAAGGGGATACCATAGTGCTTAATGCCCGCCACAGCGTGGAGGAGCTGAATTTTGACTGCGGGCATGAGCTGATTCACCTTACAAAGCACCGGGGACTAGGCCTCTCTTCCTTTCACTGTTTTGACACCTTAAAACCGAAGCAGGATCCTTTTATCGAATGGGAGGCCAATGAGGGCGCCGCCGAGTTGACGGTGCCTTACCGCAGTTTTCTCCCGCTGCTGTCAGATGCCTATCCTCAGCTCCGCACCTGGCAGGATATGGACTTTCTCCGCTATCGCTTGGCGCGTAGATATCAGGTGACGGAAACTGTGATCGCTTATCGCATGGAGTCCTTAAAATATGAATTTTTTCAATATCTAAGCGGCACTCCCTTAGAGAATCTCCACTTCCTTTCCCGCCGTGAATTGAGCAAGCAAGGCGTATCCATTCTGTCTCTCAATGAATTAGAGGATCGGTTCACCAAATTTCAGGAGCCAAACCAAAGCCTAAAAAACACCGCGCTGCTTCGGCAGCGATGATTGTTACCAAGGTGCATTCCGTTTTTTGGGGGAAAGTACTTCAAAACACTCCTTTTACCGTTAAATTCTCCAGGAAAAATAGTTGCTTTTTCATTTTCCCTATGCTATAATAATTTTCGTTCGGCTGGTGTGGCGGAACAGGCAGACGCAAGGGACTTAAAATCCCTCGGTAGCAATATCGTACCGGTTCAAGTCCGGTCACCAGCACCAATTTTATGTACGCCAATGTGAACGGTACAAGAGCCGTCTGCATTGGCGTATATTTTTTGCACTAATTGCTTAACAGCTTCCTTGGGATCAAAATTCTTTATTAAATCAGACAGCGCAGCTTCTATTTCATCGGCTGAATAAGAATGATTGGTTTGTTGGCTTTTTTCGGCAATGATATTTTCCAGATCCAATTTTCTTTGTCTCAACCGATCAATTTCTTTATCGAGCTCCGGAATTCTCATACCGGATAGCACCGCTTTTACCCCATTGTTAATTTGGTGCTCTACATCAACTAATTCGCGCTTTTCCTCTGTACAGTCTGCTGTAGCGCCTTGTATTTCTTTTATGTATTTCCGGGCTACTTCCGAAGGATCCCAATTTCGCAAAGTATCTTGTATTTGTGTTACAACAAACAGTTCCAGTTCATCAGCATTTAAGTTTTTTGAGTGACAAGTCCGGGTTCTATACTTATTCCCACATTCATAATAGCGATTTTCTCTAACGCTTCCATCTTTTCTATGGGCTACATTGCAATGCCCCACGTAAGTCGCACCACATTCAGCGCATTCAATTAAACCAGTAAGCAGATATTCTCTTTTAGCTTTATTGGTTCCGTTCTTCCTTGTTTCCATTCTCTTTTTCACCCTTTCCCACGTCGTTTTGTCAATAATCTGTGGTATTATCCCTTCAATGATAACGGGATTAGGATTCTTTTTCCCACCCGCCCATTTTCTCATAATACGGACATTTCTTTCGTTCCATATATACACCCCTGTGTATCTTTCGTTAGCCAAAATACTGTGCAATGAATTCTTACCGATGGGTCTGCCAAATTTTCCTACAGCGCCATTCAACCCATCAATAATTTGATTATAGCTTTCTCCTTGGGCGTATCGATTAAAAATCTGACGTACTACCTCCGCTTCTTTTTCCTCTATTACATATCTTCCGTTTTCTATTTTGTATCCAAGCGGACAGTTTCCCCCACAATAAAGCCCTTTTTTGGCTCTTTCAAGCATTCCCGCCATACTCTTTTTTCTGGTGTCAAGCACCATGTGCTGTCCTAGGCCTACATTGATTAGTTCTATTAAAAAGTCGTTTGGATTGGTAATATCGCCTAACTGCTGATTTGTGGAAATCACCTGAACTCCCAGCGCACGCATTGTTTTACGAAACTGGAACCAATCGGCCACATCACGGCTTCCTCTTGAAATATCATAAATAACCACAGCCTCAAACTCTTTGTTTTGAGCTGCACGGACTAAATTCTGAAACCCTTCCCTATCTGTGTTGGTTCCACTCTCCGCTTCATCACTGAAAGCGGAAATTAAATCAATATCATGATCCAGACAATATTTTGTGATAGCATTCATCTGATACGCTATACTATTTTCCGTTTGCTTGTCTGTTGAGTAGCGAGCATAAGCCGCCGCTTTCATAATAAAAACCACCTCCAAAGTAAGACTTGCCAAGCCTACCCAGAAAGTGGTATAATTTCGTTGTTCGGACGCATTATCCACTTTGGGTAAGCTGTTCTATTTTCGTCGCTCGTTTCTGCGCCAACAGAAGCGGGCGGTTTTTTATTTTTTCTTCGTGAGCTTTTTTATTTCCTTGTCAAAATCAGAAATAATCTTCTGAGTTTTGTTGAACTCTTCGTATTCTGCCTCCGCCTTTAATTTAGCGGCTCGGGCTGAGATTCGTCCCTTATCTGGCAAAATATCATATCTTCGGAACGCCAGAAATTCATTAATACTGGCAGAAAATTCTTCCATTGTAAACGTGTTTTCCCGTTCAATCAAATCTTCTATATAATCAAAATATCCGGTAACAGTTCTTTCGAGCTGCCTAATCTGCTTCTCGTTCAGATAATTTTTTGCAACCAAAACATCTGATTTCAAAATACGTCCGTCTGGCGCGTTTTTCCATGTGGTCAGCCCCATATTTTCCTTATGGCGGTCAGCATTGGAATAAACAATTTCAGCGGCGGTCTGCCCTGTGATAGCATAATGAAACTTGTTTTGTATCATTGCGTAAAAATCTTGCGTTATGGGCGAATTTTTATCATAATCAATGCTGCACTCTGCAAAAATATCGGTGATCTGCTGCCAGATACGCCGTTCGCTTGCACGAATAGAACGGACGCGTTCAAGAAGCTCTCTAAAATAATCTTTACCAAAAGGTCTGCCGTTTTTCAACATATCGTCGTTTAAAACAAACCCTTTGATTATGTATTCTTTCAATGTTTGTGTTGCCCATTTACGAAATGCAGTAGCTTGTTTGGAATTAACTCGATAACCTACGGCTATTATAGCATCAAGATTGTAAAAATCTATAATTCTTCGAACATCACGCTTCCCTTCTTCTTGAACCATTTCCTTTTTGGAAACAGTTGCTTCCCGAACTAACTCTCCTTCCTCATAAATGTTTTGTAGATGCTTCGAAATAGCTGGTACATTTACATCAAATAACTCCGCCATCCCTTTTTGTGTCAGCCAGAAGGTTTCGTCTTCAAATATAACAGATACGGTAACATTCCCGTTTTCTGTTTGATATAAAACAATATTACTGGGGGTTAATGGTTCCTTATCCATTTAAGCACTCCTTCTATTTGTCAATAAGCTTCCCCGCTTTATCCGAGATGGATTGAGACGGGGGATTTTTTATTTTTTCTTCGTGAATTTTTTTATTTCCTTATCAAAATCAGATACGGTCATTGTTTTATCCAGTCCGGATCAAGAACCCCTATTACTTTACCAATAGCCCGGTTCATTTGTTCATAGGAAACGTGAATATTATCATAAGCTGGATTCAAAGAAATTAAGTCATATTCACCTCTTATTTTAAGATAGCCTTGTCCGTCAACAATAAAAACGCCAATATCTCCAAACTCCACATCTTCCAACTCGGCTACCATAATAATATCGTCATTGTGGAATCTTGGCTCCATGCTGTCTCCCCGGACTGTAAGGCAGAAACTAGCCCGTCTTGTATAGACATTGGAATACACTTCTATATTTTCAAAATTCTCATAAGGCTCAAGCTCTACGCCTGTACCAGCTGAAACCGGCGCAAAGTATCTTCTTAATTCTATGACAGGCGTTTTATTTTCTGCCTCTTTACTCATTCTTTCTGTTTCTTCATTTAAAACAATATCAACTACCTTTTTACCGTGATCGTCCAGATTGCGGTATTTTTTTATGTGATTCATTTCTTTTAGACCAATTTTGAAATCAATAGACTTACCATAGTATCTATCGGTAACGGAATCATCAGCAATATAGTCCAATGACACATTAAAAAACGAGGCTAATGTTTTTAAAGTTGACAGCTTAACATTTTCAGTCCCTTTATCATAAAAACTACTGATCGTTGTGTAAGGAATATGCGACTGCATAGAAAGCTGTCTTTTGTTTAAATGCCGCTCTTTCATCAGCAGATCAAGTTTATCGGTCATTTTCATTTTAAACACCTGCCTTTGATTCCATTATACAGGAAAAAATCTGGATTGCAATAGAAAATTACTATGTATCGTAAAAATATTTCAAAATACTATTGACTTTTTACTATGTATCGTTTATTATTGAATCATAAGAACGATGCATCGTATATTTTAAGAAAAGAGGTGATCTAACTTGTTCAATCAAATAGAAATCGAAATGGCAAGAGACAGGATTTCAAAGAAAGGCCTTGCTAACAAAACAGGTATCAAATATGATACTTTGCTTTATAAATTAAAAGGCACTGCTGAGTTTACAAGGCCAGAAATGTTAAAAATCCAGTCCGCATTTAGCAATCGAGTTCCGTTAGAAGAACTGTTCTCAACCGACAATGAAAAATAGGAGAAAAACAATGAAGCGCACCAAAATAA